CCGCACGGAGAACCTTTTCGGGATCAGCGAGGTGATCATGGACGGCGGTCACTCGCTTCTGGAGGAGGACGGCGGTCACTCGCTTCTGGAGGCGTCGGTCCGTGACCAGCTCGCCGCCTGGCATCTGGAGGGCTCGCCGGAGGGCCAGGCGGCCCTGGACATCGCGCACCGGCTGCACGCCACCGAGGATCTGCGTCCGGCCGCCGCGGCGATGCTGCACGCGCAGTTGCGTGCCCTGCTGGCCGACTTGCGGGCCCTGGCGCCCGACGAGGCGCCTTCGGACGGGGTGTCGGACCTTCAGCGTGAGTACGAGGGCCTGAAGGTGGTGCCGGACCTGTGACGGCGCTCGCGCAGGCCCCGCCGGCCGGTGCGGTGGAGCCCCGTATCGCCGTGTATCCCGCGTCCCCGCGTTCGGCGGGGCCGATGGCGGTCAAGCTGGCCCGGCGCGCCGGGTTGAAGCTGGACCGGTGGCAGGCGTTGCTGCTGGAGCGGGCCTTGGGCGTGGAGGCGGACGGGCGCTGGTCGGCGTTCGAGGCCGCCGTGATCGTCGCTCGCCAGAACGGCAAGAGCGCGATCTTCGAGGCGCGGATGCTGGCGGGGTTGTTCCTGTTCAACGAGGAGCTGATCCTCTACTCGGCGCACGAGTTCAAGACGGCGGGGGAGATCTTCCGCCGGGTCTTGGCGCTCATCGAGTCCACGCCTGACCTGCGTAAACGTGTGAAGGCGGTGGCGCGATCCAAGGGCGAGGAGGGCATCGAGCTGCTGCCGACGCCCAGTTGTCCGCGTGGTCAGCGGCTGCGGTTCGTGGCGCGCTCGACGAACTCGGGCCGGGGTTTCTCGGCGGACTGCACGATCTGGGACGAGTGCCAGAACCTGCCGGATGCGTCGGTGGACGCGATGATGCCGACGCTGCTGGCGCGTCCGAACGCCCAGTTGTGGTACGGCGGGAGCGCGGCGGATCAGGAGCTGGCGCCGTGCGGGCAGATCACCCGGGTGCGCAGGCGGGCGCTGGCGGGCGGGGATGACCGGCTCGCCTACTTCGAGTGGTCGGCGGATCTGTGCACGGACCTGTGCCCGCCCGGGTGCACCGCCCACGATGACCCGGCGTCGCCGCGGACGTGGGCGGCGTGCAATCCGGCGCTGGGGTCGGGGCGGGTGACGATCGAGGGCATCGCCAAGCTGCACGCCTCGATGTCGCCGCGCGGGTTCGCGCGGGAGTTGCTGAGCGTCGGGAACTACCCGGTCGAGGGTGGCGGTTGGACGGTCATCTCCCGGGGGGCGTGGGAGGCGACTGCGGACACGGGGTCGCAGGCGCTGGACCCGGTCGCGTTCGCGGTGGACGTCACGCCCGACCACGCGGCGGCGGCGATCGCGGTGGCCGGCGCCCGCGGGGACGGTCTGATCCATCTGGAGGTGGCCGAGCACCGGCCGGGGATCGGCTGGGTCGCCGGGCGGGTGCGGGAGCTGGTGGAGCGGTGGAGGCCGTGCGCGGTCGCCGCCGACACCGGTGGCCCGGCCGGGGCGGTGGCCGCGGACCTGGCCGCCGCGCTGGAGGGGTCGGGTCTGGAGTTGACGGTGCCGCGGGTGCGGGACGTGGGCGCGGCGTGCGGGGCGTTGTACGGCGCGGTGGTGCGGCCCCCGGACGCCCCGGCGGATTGGGCGGCCTCGGTGCGGCACATTCCGCATCCGGGGTTGACGGCGGCGCTGGCGGGCGCGGGCAAACGCAAGCTGGGTGAGGCGTGGGCGTGGGATCGGCTGGGCGCCTCGGTGGACATTTCGCCGCTGGTGGCGGTGACGTTGGCGCGTTGGGCTTTCGCGACGCGGCCTCGCGAGGACGACAGCGACGTGGAGGTCTGGGCAGCATGGACATGACGCTGATCGGGTCGCGTGCGCCGCGGGCCGACCTGTCGCGGGTGGTCGTGCGGGTGCTGGCGCTGGTGGCGACGCTGGTGCTGTCGGTGCCGTACGCGGCGGGGTGGGCCGTGGGTGTGGTGGCGTCGGGTGCGCAGTGGGCGGGCGCGGCGGTGCTGGCGGGGTGGCGTGACGCGCGGCGGGTGCGGGCATGAGCGCCGAATTCAGGGCCGTGGAGTTCTCCGTCGTGGTGGCGGATGTCTTTGAGGGCCTGACCTGATGGGCCTGCTTGGGAGGGTGCGTGCGGCCCGCGGCGGTTCGCAGCGGTCGATCGCGTCGCTGGAGGATTACGCGGCGGCGCTGTCGGGCTACCTGACCGGGTACGGCGGCGTCCAGCAGACCATCACCGGCGAGCCGGCCGAGCGACCGCCGAACGACCTTGTCGGGTACGCGACGCAGGCGTACGCGTCCAACGGCCCGGTGTTCGCGCTGATGGCGGTGCGGATGCTGACGTTCTCCGCGGTGCGGTTCCAGTACCAGGCGATCCGGCGGGGTCTGCCGGGGCGCCTGTTCGGGACGCCGGGCCTGCGTCTGGTCGAGCATCCGTGGCCGGGCGGGACGACACAGGATCTGCTGATCCGGATGATCCAGGACGTGGATCTGGCCGGGAACTCCTACTGGACGGCGCAGGATGGCGAGCTGGTGCGGTTGCGGCCGGACTGGGTGGACATCGTGCTGGCGCCCAGGCAGTTCCGCGGCGGGATCCTCGGCTACCGCAAGGTCGGGTACCTCTACAGCGAGGGCGGTCACGGGTCGGGGTCGGAGCCGGTGCCGCTGCTGGCCGATGAGGTGGCGCACTTCGCGCCCTACCAGGACCCTTTGGCGACCTACCGTGGCATGTCGTGGCTGACGCCGGTGCTGCGGGAGTTGCGCAATGACCGGCTGATGACCCGCCACCAGGAGCGTTTCCTGACCAACGGCGCCACCCCGAACATGATCGTCAAGTATGCGCCGGAGATCACGCCGGACAAGTTCCGGGAGATCCGGCGGATCATCGATGACAAGTCCGCGGGCGCGGAGAACGCCTACAAGACGTTGCACCTGGGTCCCGGCGCCGACGCGACGGTCGTCGGCAGCAACTTCCAGCAGATGGACTTCGCCTCGACGCTGGGGCGGGGTGAGACGCGCCTGGCCGCCGCCGCCGGTGTGCCGCCGGTGTTCGTCGGGTTCAGCGAGGGCCTTCAAGGTTCCAGCCTGAACGAGGGCAACTTCTCGGCAGCCCGGAGACGGTTCGCCGACGCGACCATGCATCCGCTGTGGACGAACGTGGCGGGGTCGCTGCAGCGGATCCTGCCGCCGCCCGGGCCTGACGCACGGCTGTGGTACGACGCCCGCGACGTGCCGTTCCTGATGGAGGACGCCCGGGACATCGCCGAGATCCAGGGCGTGGAGGCGCGGACCATACGCACGCTGCTGGACGCGGGCTGCACGTTCGAGTCGATCAAGGCGGCAATGGCGGCGGGCGACTGGGACCTGCTCGATCACTCGGGCCTGTTCTCGGTGCAGCTTCAAGAGCCGGGCGAGACGGCCGTGCCCGCGATCGGGCCGCCTTCGGCGGCGGATGACGAAGGGACTTCCAGTGACGACGCGTGAGCTGCTGACGCGCTCGATGCCGTTCGAGTTGCGTGATGACGGCGGGTCCGGGGACGGGCTGACGCTGGAGGGCATCGCGGCGACGTTCGGGCAGCCCACCGAGATCGACTCGTGGGAGGGTTCGTTCACCGAGCAGATCCGCAAGGGCGCGTTCCGCAAGACGCTGCGTGAGCGGACCCCGGTGATGCAGTTCGACCACGGCCACCACCCGCTCATCGGCTCCATCCCCATCGGCGCCATCACCGACCTCCGGGAGACCGACGAGGGCCTGGCGGTGCGGGCGCGGATCACCGACAACTGGCTGATGGCGCCCGTCCGCGACGCGATCGCCGAAGGGTCCATCACCGGCATGAGCTTCCGCTTCAGCGTGGTGCGTGAGGAGTGGCACGACGCGGCGGGCAAGCGGGTGCGGCCCGAGGAACTGGAGCACCTGCTGTGGGAGCCGGGCGACCGCGGCCCGCTGATGCGCACCCTGGTCGAGGTCAGGTTGCACGAGCTGGGCCCGGTGGTGTTCCCCGCCTATGAGAGCACCAGCGTGGGCGTGCGCGCCGCGACCCTGGCCGCCGAGATCACCCGGGACGAGGAGCTGCGCCGCGAGGTCCGTGCCGCCCTGGCCCGGCAGGCGCCCAAGACGCCGCCCGCCGACGACCTGGACGACCCGGCCACGCGCCGCGACGTCGCCCGCGCGCTGCTGTTCGGCAGCCGACCCGAGACCGCGGACGCGCCGCCCGCCACTGGCGGGCACCCGTCCGAGCACGCCGACGCGCCGCCCTCCGATGGGCACCCGTCGATCCCGACCGCCGCCACGACGCGCCTGCGCTGCCAGATCCGCGAGATCCGGGAGCTGATGGACGACGTGCTGGCACCCATCGAGAGCAAGGACACCTGATCATGGATCTTTCGCACCAGCAGGCGGTGATCCGCCTGCGTGACATCCGCGCCGAACTGGAGGCGCTGGAGCAGCGTGACGAGCTGACGGCCGAGGACGAGCAGCGGTTCGACGAGCTCACCCGCGAGTTCGCCGAGGTCGACGACCACCGCCGCCAGCTGGAGCGCCGCGCCGCCCTGGAACGCGTCCGCAGCGCCGTCAAGACCACCGAGCGCACCCCGTCCGCGCTGCGCGTCGAGCGCGGCACCCCGGTCAACACGGCCGACGGCTACGACGCCGACCCGATCCTCAACCCCGACAGCGTGGAGGACTGCAGGTTCCGCAACCCGTGGGACGTGTCGGAGATCCGCACGTTCGGCCGGTCCCGCGCCGAGGTCGCGCGTGAGTTCCGGGCGCGGGCGCTGAGCGCGATCGAGAAGCTGCCTGCGGCCACGGACCGGATCCGGTCCGTGGCCACGGACATCATCGAGAAGTGGGACGACGGGGACTCCCGCATCTCCCGCATGTGCCTGGCCACCTCCAGCCCCGAGTACCTGCGGGCCTGGTCGAAGGTCGCCGGTGGCCGCGGGCACATGGTGACGCCGGAGGAGCAGCGCGCCCTGGAGCGGGCCATGAGCCTCACCGACTCGGCCGGTGGGTACCTGGTCCCGTTCCAGCTCGACCCGACCGTCATCATCACCAGTGACGGCAGCCGCAACCAGATCCGGCAGGTGGCCCGGCAGGTCGTGGCGACCGGTGACGTGTGGAACGGCGTCTCCTCGGGCGCGGTGTCCTGGTCGTGGGACGCCGAGTCCAACGAGGTCTCCGACGACTCCACGACCTTCGGTCAGCCGACCATCCCGATTTACACGGCCCGCGGGTTCGTGCCGATCACCATGGAGGCGCTGCAGGACGAGGCCAACGTCACCGCGGAGGTCGCGCGGCTGCTGGCGTTCGGCAAGGACGTCCTGGAGTCGGCCGCGTTCGCCACCGGCGACGGGTCGGGTAAGCCGACCGGCATCGTCACCGCCCTGGTCGCCTCCTCGCCGACGGTCGTCGTCGACAACATCACCAGCGACGTGTTCGCCGCGGCGGACGTGTACAAGCTGGACTCCGAGCTGCCCGCCCGGTACCGCTCGAACAGCTCCTGGCTGGCGAATCGGGCGATCTACAACCTGATCCGCCAGTTCGACTCCGGCGGCGGCGCGAACATGTGGGAGCGGATCGGCGCGGACGTGCCGCCGCAGCTCCTGGGCCGCCCGGCGTTGGAGTCGGAGGACATGGACGGCGCGCTGAACACCAGCGCGACCGAGAACAACTACGCGCTGATCTACGGCGACTTCACGAACTACGTGATCGCCGACCGTATCGGCATGACGGTGGAGTTCATCCCCCACCTGTTCCACACCAGCAACAACCTGCCCAAGGGTCAGCGCGGCTGGTTCGCCCACTACAGGACCGGCGCCGATTCGGTGAACGACGGCGCCTTCCGCCTTCTCAACATCAAGACGGCCGCCTGACGGTCCTCACGGTCGTGGCGGGGCCCGACGGACTCCCGGGCCCCGCCACTTCGAGAAAGGGAGGTCGCCGTGGCGATCAAGCGAGTCAAGGAGCCGTTCGCGGCGCTCGTGCGCGGCGCCCCGCGCAGCTACACCACGGGTCAGCTCGTCGACGGGGCAGACCCGGTGGTCAAGGGCCGTGAGCACCTGTTCGAGGACGTCGAGGTGCACGTCGAGGCCAAGGCGGCGACCGTGGAGCAGGCGACGGCGGAGCCGGGCGAGAGGCGCGCGGTGACGCGCCCGCCGCGTCCGCGTCGCGCCAAGAGCAAGGACGACAAGGCAGGAGAGGTCCAGTGAGCCGCCGCAGCGCCTACGGGCACACCACCTACGTGTCGACGCTGGCGCCGGGCGACGCGGTGGACGCCTCCACCGACGGCACCACCGTGGACCGCATGCAGGGACTGAACGCCTACAGGTCGGCGATGCTGGTGGTGCACGTCGGCACGGTGACCGACGGCACGCACGCGGTCAAGATCCAGGTGAGCGACAACGGCTCCGACTGGTCGGACGCGCCCGCCTCCGACCTGCAGGGGTCGGCGATCTCGGTCACGAGCGCCAACGACGATGCCGTCTACACGCTCGGCTACAACGGCAGCGCGCGGTACATGCGGGCCGCGGTGACGGTGTCGGGCGCCCCGGAGACCGGCGGCGTCTACTGCGCGGGGTTCGTGCTGTCCGAGCCGCGCCGCACGCCGAGGGCCTGACATGGCGGTCGTCCACGGCTACTGCTCAGTGGAGCAGGTTCGGGCCGAGCTGGGCGACGACGGCGAGGCGCTGCCGGAGGCGCTGCTGGAGAAGGCCGTGAACGCCGCCAGCAGGGCCGTGGACGACTGGACGGGCCGCCGGTTCTGGGCCGACGAGACCGCGGTGACGCGCCGCTACCCACGCGCCGAGGTCGTGGACGGGTCGGTGATGGTGGACGACATCTCCACTGTCGCCGACCTGGCCGTCACGGTGGATGGGCGGACTTGGACGCTCGACGACGACTTCGAGCTGGCGCCGGCCAACGCCGACGCGGACGGCGGCGCGTACGCATGGTGGGAGCTCGCCGAGCTCGGCGCCGCGTTCCCGGCCCGCCCGCGCGTCACGGTGACCGCGAAGTTCGGCTGGGCGGCGGTGCCGGTGCAGGTCGAGGAGGCCACCATTCTGCGGGCGGTGGCCCTGTTCAAGCGCAAGGATGCCGCCTACGGGGTGGCGGACTTCGGCGAGTTCGGGCCGGTGCGGATCACCCGCAAGGACCCGGATGTGATGGACCTGCTCAGGCCGTTCCAGAAGGCCATGGCGGGCTGATGGCGACGTTCAGCGAGATCCGCGACCGGATCAAGGTCGTGGGCGAGCGCGCCGAGGGCGTCACGGTCGTCACCCACCCGGGCGAGTCCCCGCCGGTCATCGCGACCGGCCGGGCCGCCCTGGTCGTCCAGGAGCCCGAGGTGACCTTCGCCGAGGGCGAGTCCCGGCGCGGCCTGGACCAGTGGGACGTGCCGCTGCTGCTGCTGGTCCCGTTCGGCGACTACGCGCTGGTCCCGGACGCGCTGGAGCCGTACCTGGCCCGCGCGGGCGTCAAGAGCATCCGGCAGGCATTCGCCGACGACCAGTCGCTGGGTCTGCTGGACGGGACGCGGGCCTACCTGGACCGGGCGGACCAGTACGGGCCGCGGGCGAGCACGGACGGCACGCAGCTTGCGGGCGTGGTGCTGCATCTGGTCGTCCGCACCTCTGGCTGATCATCTATCGAAAGGCGTTCTCATGGCTTTGACCAGCCGTGTCTCGGTGGACCTGGCGGCGGTGCTGACGGGCACGGCCGATTTCGGTGCTCCGTCGTCGCGGGTGAACTTTGCCCAGCAGCTCGACCTGGCGTCGGGCACG